TAATCCGTTCGCTTGTAGCACTGTGTTGAGCTGTTCATCGTTCAGTTGTGGTGCTGAAGGTGTAGCCGCACCGTGAAACGCTTTACGAATACTATCATTCTGCTTTAATAGCGAAATAATCTTAGTCGAAGTCATCGCACGAGTAAGCAGGATACCCTTATCAGCCGCCTTAGTTTTCCATAGTTGAATGTCATCAAGCGGTGTAGAGTCTGCTATGTTACTCCATGAATCTGTTCCAGTAAGGATTGGCTTCTGGTCTTCAGTAAATCCAAAGTTCACGTCTAGCTGAACGCCACCCTCTGCATAAGTTACTCCGCCTGTGGCGATTGCTTGCATTGCGATCCATTCACGACGCGCCCGAATACCATCAACGGCATAAGAAGCATCATCAAATTGAGTACGGCGAATTTCAGCGAACTCATTCGAACGTAGTCCGGTTTGTAGCAATAAGCGAACAAGTTTCTCGTCCATTGCTCGTCCACGTTGGATTTTCGGAATCGATACGCGATCACCCGACACTCCTTCGCGGCTACCATACTCAACCTGTGTTCCAAGTTCGGCAATTTGAGCCATTACAGGCAAACTCGAACCTTCTCGGATTACATCTACAGTAAGCTCCGATGTTTCACGTGCTGGGAAAAGTGCATCTGCAAAATAGTTTTGAGACGTTGGTAAGTTACGGGAATAAACAAGTAACTCTTGCCCCGTTAATGCTTGTTCTAGATTTAATAATTCTGGCATTCATATCATCCTTTCAAATTTGGCCATAATAAAAAGCCGCACCATATGCGACTTCGTTTGTTCTGTTTACTTATCCGAATTGGATTAACGGCATAGCTGCAATAAGTGCCGGCGTTACTGTAACTGGAATACGTTCAGTAATAACCTTCGCCATCTCGTACCCTCCGACAACGTGGTCACCGTCAGAAACGTCAATTTCACGCTTCAAGATAACTGTAGGTTTCTCGCTGCCGTCTACACCTTCCGCGTTATAAGGTACATACTTACCGCTTGCGAGTTTGCCCATCGGCATACCCTTCTGAACGACTTTCTTTCCATCAACAGCCGTAACTGCGGATGAATCAATCGTGATTCCATTGACAACTTCACGAATCGCTTCATAACTTGCAAGGATTTCTGCTTCTCCAACAACTTCGAACGTTTTTTGTGGTTGTAAATTCATTATTAAATTCCTCCTTATCGTTTCCACGGATCGTTTGCGACTTGCGCATGAGTTCCGCGGCTTTGTGCTAGTTTAGCGATACTATCAAGGTGCTCCTTGTTGTCCTTTGGTTTTGGGTTGATGACAGAACCGAAGTTAGTTCCGCTTGCCGACTTGACAAGGTATGGTTTCGCTGTAGCAAGTGCTTCAAGCGCCACTTTAACCCCTTCAATATCACCCTTCTCGTTTTCTTTCACTTCACCCAAATCCGCTAGAGCAAGTGCAACCTCATAATCAACGAACCCGAGTTCGTTCGCGACTAACTTTACCTCGGAGTTTACTAATCTTTTAAACGTTTTGTTGCGTTCTTCTTTCAAACTGTCCTCAATCAATTTAGCAACGTCAACAGGTGGTTCAGGGTCGCCGGGTGGAGTTGGTGAGTCTTTCGGTTTCAACGCTTCCTGCATTTCTTCAACAGTCTCGAACCCTAGTTGAGTAGCGAGCGCCTTTTGCCCTTCACTCTTCGCACGGTTAAGACGTTCATCTAATGCTGTTTGTGTTGGGAATGTCGCAAAAGGTTCTGCCGGTGGATCAGCGGGCGGGTCAGCAGGTGGATCCCCAAAGAACTGAATATCCAAGCGCATCGGAAGATTAGGCACCTCTTCAATGATGACTTCCTGTTTATTTGACGTGAACATTGCTTGAATGATTGAGTAAAAATAGATTAATAGTTTCATAAGTTCCTCCTGTTTTATGCCTCAGTTTTGGCAATAGATTCCTTGCGCCTTTTAATGCCATGAGTAGTTTTGGGCAATAGAAAAAACCCGCCGTATAAACGACAGGTTTCTATAGTGGGTAAGGATTTGCACCTTACATATTGTGTACACCTTTATCATGTGCCGATACACAACTACTCCGCCTGGCACTCGGGCCGAGTTTATTTAGCGTCTACCTATTCCGCCACCACTCAATTTTAGTTTAACTTCATTGCTAATATATAGCCACATAACGCAGTAGCAAAGCGAGATATCGGATCACCCTGCCCTTTCTGCTGTATCAGCATTTCCAAAGTAGAGTTTATTTGATTTCAAAACTTGATAAAGCACAATAGCTAAACGGTTAACCACGTCCTCTTCGTGATTTTCAAATCCAGCTTCATTGAAGACGGAATGAAGGAGTTCATGGACAAGTATCTGTTCCTTTTTGTCATGGCACATTCCCGAATCGATTTTTATTATTCCTTTTTCGTAAAGAATCTGACCACCTAGACCGTGTTCGTCTGATAACCCGTCAACTTCTTTTATCTCGTATTCGATACCTGCAACTGTTACTTTTTCTGGCAGCATATATTCACCCCTTTCAACGCAATAAAAAAACACCCTCATTTGGGTGCTATCTTAGCCTTCAACTCATCCACCAACACTTTAAGTTCATACTTTTTCGTATCAATATTGGTCAGCATCGCACTATATTGTTCATCGTCAATCTTTTCAGCAATTAAATCCTTCGCGACTTCCAAAAGTTCAGCGTTCAATGTCCGTATTTCTCTTTGCCGCTTTCGAATGTCTTGGTCGGTAACGTGTGAACTGTACCGAGTTTTACAATGTGGGCATAAGAAATAAGTTTCAATGATGCTCACGGTGTGCTTTTTCTTGCGTGGCTTTATTTCGAACTTCTTATTGCATCGTTCGTTGTCGCACGTGACTTCTGCCATATCATTCACCATCCTTAATCTTCGCCCCAACCTTGCGATAATCTTCCATCAAGTCCTTGAATGACTTGTTGTTGCGTGCCTTGTTACTCGCAAACGTCTTCAAGTCTGGTGTATCCGGCATACGTGACTTGTAACGGATCCATTGCTTTCGAGTTTCGTTCTGTCGAGACTTCTTTTGTTGCATCGAGTTATATTTCTTAATGTTCGTTTCGGTTCGGTTGTCTTTAAATGGCCTGTTTGATTCTGACAACATTCTCTCAACGTCTTCTGCGTCTTGGTATTCAATGTTCCAAGGGTAAGCACTATGAACGCAATGCGAATGATACGGCGGGCGTTCTTGCAATGCCGGGAACCGTTTATCCTTGCCGCTAATACTGTATACCCTGCCTTGATATTGAGCACAATAAGAACACGTAATGCCGACGCTGTTGACGTACAACAAATCTTGGTCGTTCTCAATCATGCGGTTAATCGATCCGTCAACATGTGCTTTTCTCTGGTGGTAATGAATCGTTCCGGCCATGTACTTTTCAACTGGAACATTCGCACCATTTTTAGTTACAATCCCTGTAATGCCTTTATCAGTCGCTTCTGCAACAGCTTTCTTTGTTGCTTCACGTCGGGTTAAACCTTCAACCAATGAACTTTGATTCGCTTGCTTCACGATTGTTTCCAGTCGTTTCTTTACATCCATAGACATATGATCCGTTGCTTCAAGAATTGAATAGAACGCTTCGTCAACGATGTTCTGAACCGTATCACGATGAATCTTAGTTTTGAAGGTTGCGTTAACGCCTTTCTTGCCTTGAATCTTGAATTCTTCGACCGCTTCATTTGAGCCGTTTTTATAAGAATTTTCAATAATACCCAAAAGTATCTCCGCACTGTCACCCTGAACCGTCGCAATAATCATCCCGATGTCACCTAGCAATTGTTGCTGTCGTCGCCTAGTTAGCCCGTTGATAGCCTTGGATTGAATCAAGGAAAGGATGTTCATGCTAGATCTTTCAAACATAGCTATGAATCTCTCGGTATCTTTAGCCATGATTATTCACCGCCGATTACTGTTTTTGGTGGCTGTACATATGTCGGATTTAAAGTATCAATGGCCTGCTCTTCTTTTATCTTGTCGACCTCTGCAAGTATTGCATCCTCCGACCAATCTGGATTGAGTTTCCTCACAGTCGTTTCAAGCGATTGCACACCGTCCGTGTATCGTTTCGATTGTTCTTCATCTGTTTCAGCATCTGCTTTTGGTAGCATGCCTTTCCATTCGACGATGGGGTCTTTTACTTCGTAATCAGTACCTCCCAAATGATTTTCGAGTATGACACATTTTCGAATTGCACCTTTAATTGCGTGATCAAACTTTTCTCGGATTGCTTCGGACTTGATAACAGATTGAATCCATTCATAAAGGATAGCCTTAGCGGATAACCCACCGCTTGAACCACCAAGGCCGACCGCAGTAGATGCCGTTTTACTAATGGCCATCATGTAATCAATTAACCTAGTAACGTGTTCAAAGGATTGTGCGGTCTGGGCATCCCACGTAATGTACTGCGGGATAGCACCCGTCTTTTCGTCAAAGCTGACAACTTCGAGATCCGCATTGCGTACGAAGCGTTGACCGTAATCTTTGCCGTTCTTATTCGCCACCGAATCCCACAAGTTTCTAGGTATTGCGAGCTTAGGTTTCCCGTGCTGTTCAAACACCACCGAGTCACGCGTAATCGTCCAGTTTATTTCCTCTTGAAGCATGTCCACATTGCGTAAAGCAGACCGCCCACGTGGTGCAAGTAGCGTTTCATCGTTCGGAACGAAGCCGCACATCAATTCGTTTACACCTGTGAGTTCGTCACGTGCTAAAATCTCTAGTTCATAGAGTTCGTTGTATTCCGCAATATCCACTTCAACATCGACAGTATCGTTGTTCATGATGTAAACAAGATTCGTAACGATTAAGTTTCCGTTTTCCAACTGCTGCCTTTCGACACGCAAGTATTCTTTGTCTTCATCACGTTCTTCAATCCACGCAATATCAGCACCCATCCCATCATCATGCGGAAAGAATAAATCAGCAAGTGTCCATTCAAACCAAACGCCTTTTGTATCGGTACGTCTGACGCGATATGCAACGCCACCAT